GTCCAGATGATGCTGACGGTTGCGAATGTCCGGAAATGTACTTTGATTTTCTACCGGATAAGTATGCAGATATGATGGATATTGAAATTGAAACAACAGATCACTACGATGCTGGTATTGAAAACTACCTACGTATTCGTGATTCTATCTTTGCTGATGATATGGACGTGATCGAAGCAGATCTTCCTGAAGAAGCACTGTCTGAAGACGATCCACTTGAGTATGGCGTTACACCTATGGGTGAAGCAGGCCGAGCTCGTGTAGTATTCCGCAGAGCAAAAGGTAGAATAGTAAAAAGAAAAAGATGTCCAGCTGGATCAAGACTGAAAGGCTTCCGCTGTGTACCACAAAGTGGTACTCAAAAAGCAGGTAACCGCCGCCTTGGTATCAAGCTGAAAAGAGCACAACGTGCTAGAGGTGCAGGTGATAAGAAAAGAGCCGCACTCAGAGGTAGAATTACAAAGAAACGTGTAGCCGGTAGGTCACGTAATTATTCAGGGACTTAATAAGACATGGCAAACAGAGTCACAGCAAAAACTTTAAATGGTGGATCATCGCGTAGAGACGGTGGTAGAGTAGTATATCATATTGATACTGCAGCAACACTAGACAGCGATAGTTTTACTTTTCATTATAATACTCCAAACCTTTATCGCAATGCTCAATATCCAGGAAGTGGTACTGACTCTGAGTTTGTAACTGTCTCATCAACAATGATTCCAAGAATTATTGAAAGTGTTATTAACATGGGTCCAAATACTATCACTATTGATGGCAATGTATTTGAGACCGGAAGATGGGAGCTCAGCCAACACGGTGGAATTTCAGTAGAACAAGCTAAAGGTAATATTGTAATTACCGGCACAGCACCGAATGCACTGATTGAGTTTAGAAGCTAATGAAACTAATTAAAGAAGATATAACATTTAACGATTTGCAGGTTGTTACTGAAGCTAAAGATGCTGGTGACAAGATGTATATTAAAGGTCCATTCTTGCAAGCAGAAAAGCAAAACAAGAATGGTAGAATTTATCCACAATATGTTATGGATAAAGCCGTAGAACAATATAAGAAAGATTACATTGCTGAAAATCGTGCGCTGGGAGAATTGAATCATCCAGCCGAACCAGTAGTCAATCCAGAAAGAGCTGCCATTATGACAGAGGATTTGACTAAAGACGGAATTTACTATGTTGGAAAAGCGAAGGTACTGTCCACACCTATGGGTAAGATTGTAGAAAATCTTCTGAGTGATGGTGTTAAGATTGGTGTCTCATCCCGTGGTCTTGGTTCTTTAAAATCTCGTGGTTCTTTTAATGAAGTGCAAGAAGATTTTATGTTAACTACTGCTGCTGATGTAGTATTTGACCCATCTGCTCAATCATCTTTTGTTGAAGGTGTATATGAACAAGCAGAATGGATCTATGAGTCTGGTGCTTTCCGCCAAATTGATTTGGAATTCGCCAGAATGCAACTGTTAAATGCTGAAAGAAAGCAGTTACAAGAAACAAAATTGAAAATCTTTAAAAGGTTTTTGAGTAATTTGTAATAATAAATAAATCTGAAGACAATATTGGAGTGAATTAATGTCTAAAAATAGCCTCATTGATGTCATTGAAGAACTGCTTGAAGCAGACATGACAAAGAAAGACCAGGTAAAAAATCCACAAGATGAAGAATCTGTGGACGAAGCATCTGACGTAGAAACAGGTAAAGCTAATGCTGATGAAGTAGATAATAAAGCTAAAGAAGTTCATGATGCTTCTACTATGCAACCATCTGCTGATAAAGACTCGCCAAATGCAGAGCCTAATAAAAATGAAACCGGAGCAGAACCAATGACCGATAAAGGTGGTTCTAAAGGTGACAATGCTTCTGATGCTAGTGCTGAAGTAGCCGCAGATAAAGGTCCACATGATCAAGAGTCTGACCCAGTTGACACTCCAATGAAAGATGATTCTGATCCTAAGAAGAAAGTATCTGAAGAGGAAGAAGTGACAGAAGAAGATGAAGCCATCGAAGAGGCTGATGAGCTTGAAGAAGAAGAAACTGTCGAAGAAGAATCTGCTGAAGAAGAAAAACCTTATGAAGAAGTCGATCAGACTGAAGTAAGTGACACTGTCCAAGAAATTGCTGACGATCTTGAATCCACACTCTCTGGTGAAAAGGTTGAAGAAGCCGGTCAAGACACCACTGTCCAGAAAAATGCTAATGATGAGCAACTTCCAGATGAAGACAAAGAAACTTTGAACACTGAGATGGATGATGCTACTACTGCAGAAGCAGACAAAGGTGACCACAATCAAGAAAGTGATCCACAAGAAACTCCAACCGCTGCAAATCCAGAAAATGCTGCTCAGGTAAATGCTTCTAAAAATGAAGAAGTAGAATCTGAAGAAGAAGAAGCCGTTTCTGAAGAAGCAGAAGAAGTTGAAGAAGCTAAAGTTGATGAAGACGAAGTTGAAGAACTCACTAAAGCTCAAGAAAAACTTCCAGATGGATTGAAAAAAGCTATCAAAGATAAAGAAGCGAAAGAATCTGTTGAAGTTACAGAAGATAAAGCTACTGATGTCAAAGCTGCCGCTGAAATGTATATGAAAGATAGTTCATGCACATATGAAATGGCTGCTGAAAAATATGGTTGTACTAAAGAAGAAGTGAAAGCTGCTTGCGAAATGTACAAAGAAGAAGCTGAAGAAGTTTCTGAAGGTAAACCAGACTTCTTGGATTTAGATAAAGACGGTGATAAGAAAGAGCCTATGGCTGCCGCTGCTAAAGACGAAAAAGAAGAAGTTGAAGAAGAAGCTGTTGCTGAAGAAGTTGAAGAAGAAACAGATCTCGAAGAAGACTTCAAACAAAAAGCTGCTGTAGTATTTGAAACTGCAGTCAATGAAAAAGCTCTTACAATCCGCGAAGAAATTGAAGCCGAGTTTGAAGATAAGCTTGCTCAAGAAAAAGAAGCCCTTGAAGAAAAATTCAGTGAGTATGTTGATTATGCTACTCAAGAATGGCTTAAAGAGAATGCTTTGGAAATTAAGTACTCGCTCCGTACAGAAGTTGCAGAGAACTTTATCCGTGGATTGAAAGGTCTATTCGAAGAAAATTACATCGAAATCCCTGAAGATGATATCAGTGTAGTCGATGAGCTTACCGAAGCCGTTGAAGGTTATAAAGAACGGATTGGTGAGCAAGAAGAAATGCTGGAAGGTCTGCAAAAAGAAGTACTTTCATTTAAGAAAGATTCTATTGTAGAAGAAATTTCCGATGGTCTGACAGAAACTCAAAAGATCCGCCTTGAGAAATTGAGTGAAAGTGTAGAAGCTGAAGAAATTGGTGAGTTTAAAGAGAAACTCGAAACTTTGAAAGAAGCTTATTTCGAATCTCCTGAAACAGCCGCTAAAGCCTTGTCTACTTATGGTGATGAGGTTTACAGCATGAATGAGAATGCTGAAGAGCTTCTCAATGAGGACGGAAGTCCAGTCTCACAGTACGCGAAATACCTTTCGAAGACTGTGCTTAAGTAAGAAAATAAACCGAATATATTTAAGAAAATTATAAAAAAGAAAAAGCAGTTAGAGGAGAAAATACAATGTCTTATGACGTACTGACTGAAAAATGGGCACCTGTCATCGACCATGACGATTTGCCTTCCATTGAAGATCGTGAGCGCAAAGCAGTTGTTGCTCAAGTTCTTGAAAATACAGAGAAAGCCCTCCAAGAAGAAGCTTCGATGCTCGACGAAAGTTCAGTATCTGGTGCCGCTTTTGGTGGTGGTTTCTCAGGTGCTGGTTCTAATGCCACACTGAACGCAACTGGCCGTGCCGGTTACGACCCAATCATCATTTCTTTGGTTCGCCGTAGTGTACCACAAATGATGGCTTTTGACCTTTGCGGTGTTCAGCCAATGAATGCTCCAACTGGTCTTATCTTTGCACTGCGTGCAAGATACTCAAACACCAATGCTCCAGCCGGTACAGACGGTCTGGGTGTAGAAGCAATGTACAACGAACCATTTGCCAACTTCTCAGGTACCGCGTTTAACACCGGTTCTCCTGCGACTCACGGTGCTGGTTCTAATGACGATACTTCTGGTAATCCATTTGGTGTAAGCCGCGCTCGTAATGATGGTGCTGCTACTGCTGACTCTGATCCAATCACGGATACATCGATTACTCCAGTCAATGACCCATTTGTAGACACTGTTACTGCAAATCCTGGTCTGAACTCTGGTTATAATCCATCAGGTATTGCTGAAGGTACTACACCTTACGGCATGACTACTCGTGAAGGTGAAGGTGATAACTTCCGCGAAATGTCGTTCACAATCGAACGTACAGCTGTTGAAGCCAAAACACGTGCTCTGAAATCAGAGTACACGATGGAATTGGTACAAGATCTGAAAGCAGTCCATGGCTTGGATGCTGAAGCAGAACTTGCAAATATCCTTTCCACCGAGATTCTGGCTGAAATCAACCGCGAAGTTGTTCATACTATTCTTAGCCAAGCTAAGTATGGTGGTGCTGGTCTGACTAACAACGGTATCTTTGACTTGATTGCTGATGGTCAAGGTCGTTGGTCAGTTGAAAGAACCAAAGGTCTGATGCTTCAGATTGAAAAAGAAGCTAATGGTATTGCTTTTGAAACTCGCCGCGGTAAAGGTAACTTTGTTCTTTGCTCCGCTAACGTAGCTTCTGCATTGACCATGGCTGGTCTGCTTGATTACTCAAGCGGTCTGCAAGATAATCTTGATGTAGACGTTACTTCTGGTACCTTCGCTGGTACTTTGAATGGTCGTACCAAAGTTTATGTTGATCCATATGCAACCAACGGTGACTACGCTGTTGTTGGTTACAAAGGTGGAAACAACATGGATGCTGGTATGTTCTACTGCCCATACGTTCCATTGCAAATGGTTCGTGCAGTTGCACAAGAGACATTCCAACCAAAAATTGGATTTAAGACTCGCTACGGTATGGTTTCAAACCCATTCGCTGCTGGCGGTGCTGCTATCCAATCTCAAGGTTTGCATGCTCCAAACACCAACGTTTACTACCGCAAGTTCCGTATCGACAACGTATAAGTTTAGATACAATCTTGATTTTGAAAGGCTGGGTATATCCCAGCCTTTCTTCGTATAATAAATAGTCCATGGCAGATACATACAATCAGGTAACAGCACAACAAACAGAGTTGTCTTTTGCCCCACCACAGAATTTCTTTCTTGCAGTTGAGCGTTTACCACGTCTGCAATTCACCGTACAACAAGTAAATGTACCGCCTATTTCTGGTGGTGAAGCGGCTATGCCTACAAGATTTAATTCTGGTCGTGCATTCATGCCAGGAGATACTGTGGATTATGCACAGCTCGATGTTACATTCTTAATTGATAAACATTTTAAGACATATCAATCGATTTTAAAATGGTTGAAAGGCATAAATAACCCAGAAGGTGGTACGCAGTTTGAAGATTTTCTTGACAATGTTGAGACGCAGGCAAACACAGACTATGCGAAGACAATGTCAAACATTACTTTGATGGGTACAGACTCAGCAAACCAACCAGTTGCAGAATGGAAATTCTTTAATGCATTTCCAATTTCAGTAGATGGACCACAATATGATGCTACACGGCAAGATATAGAATACCTTACAGCCTCAGTGTCATTTAGATATATGTATTTAGAATTTTCTACATACACTAATGGAGCTAAGAACAATGATACGATTTAAAGAATTTAGTGCTGTTTCAGAATCAGTAAAATATCATGCCGAAAATATGATTCCACTGTCAGAGAATGTATTTCGCATGGGTTCAGAAAAATACTTTGAAGTATTTAAGGAAGCAAGAACCTTATACAACGAAGGTAAA